TCCCGTGATTAACGGGCGGCCTTACATCGTCGGCGAAAAGGGGCCAGAGCTTTTTATCCCGTCCGGCTCAGGAAACATTATCTCCAACTCCGCAATGCGCTCGGGAGGCGGATCTGGCGGAATCGGCGGCGTTACGATCAATTACCACATCGCCGCCGGCGTCACCCGCTCCGAGCTCGTGCCGATCCTTGAGACGGAGCGCAAACGCCTCAAGGCCGAGATTCCAGATATGGTGCGCCGCGGTGGCGCCTATCGCGCAGCGTTCGCCTAAGCTATGGCAATTTCCTACCCACTCACACCGCCGTCGCCATTCCGCATCTCGAAGCTGACGCTTTCGGGAATGAGCGCGACCTCGCGCAACGTCTCGCCGTTCACGTTCCAGACGCAGCAATACAACTGGCCGGGGCAAGCGTGGATGGGCTCGGTCGAGTGCCCGCCTATGACGCGCGCCGCGGCCGAGGAGGTGATCGGCTTCCTGCTGGCAGCGCAGCGCGGCACGTTCTACTTCCAGGACTACGCCAACACCTCAGCGCGGGGCAACGTGACCGGCACGCTGACCGTCAGCAGCGCGACCGCTAACACGTCGACGCTTGGCATCTCGGGCGCGACTGGTACCTTCGCTGTGGGAGACTGGCTCCAGATCTCGACGTCGCTCTACAAAGTCGTCCAGGTCAATTCCTCGAGCAGCGTCGATCTATTCCCGGTCCTGCGCTCAAGCTACACCGGAGGCACCGCGATCACCTACTCGAACGCCAAGGGAGTCTTCCGGCTGGCCGAGTCTCGCACCGAGTGGTCGATTGAGTTAGCTAGCATCTACGGCATCAGCTTTTCCATCGCGGAGGACGTCGCACAATGAGCATCACAACCGCAGGCCGCACGCTCTCGGCCGCTATGGTGACCGAGGTCACGACGGTGCAGCTGGCGCCGGTGATCCTCGTCTCGCTTAGTTTCCCTTCCGCTTACACGCGCCTCTGGACCGGCTACGGGACGCTGACTTACGCCGGCGTTCCCTACCTCGGAATCGGCACCTTCGGAAGCATCTCGCCGATTGAGGAGACAACCGACCTCGCGGCCCGCGGCATCTCGATGCGGCTCTCGGGCGTGCCCACCGCGAACATCGCGCTTGCTCTGACCGAGGACTACCAAGGCCGAGATTGCACCGTGCTCTTCGGTGCGCTGTCACCGACCGCCGGCACGCTGATCTCGTCGCCGGTGACGGTGTTCCAGGGGCGGATGGACGTGATGCAGATCTCGGACGACGGCCAGTCCGCGGACATCACGATGACGGCCGAGAACCGGCTCGTCGATTTCAAGCGCCCACGCGAGGTGCGCTACACGCACGAAGAACAGACGGCGCTTTTCCCCGGCGACCTCGGGCTGGAGTTTGTGACCGCGATTCAGGAGAAGGCCATTTACTGGGGCAACCCGAACCAGACGCAGCAAACGAACTGGAACGGAGGCGACAAGACCGGGCCGACCGAATACGAATGAAAGCCGCCGACATTCCCGCGGAGCTTGTGCGCTTCATCGAGGAGCGGCGCAGCCAGCCGTTCGCGTGGGGCGCGAATGACTGCTGCCTGTTCGCTGCGGACTGGGTCACGCGGGCAACCGGCCGAGATCCCGCGGCGCACTACCGCGGCACGTACTCAACCGGCATCGGAGCGCAGCGCATCATCGACAAGGCCGGAGGGATTCTGGAACTGGCGCGCGAGCTTGGGCTCGAGCCGACACAGATCGGCCTGGCTCGCCGCGGTGACGTGATAGCCCGCGACGTGGGCAATGGCATCGGGCTGGGCGTCTGCGTGGGCAACGCTGCCGCCTTCGTGGGCCGCGATGGGCTGGAGTTCCTCGACCTCAACGGCGCCGCCTGCTGGCGCCTCTAACTATGCCGCAAGTAGCCGTCGTCGTCTGGATTGCTTTGATGGATGTGGGGCTTAGTGTTGCCGCGGCGAACGCGGTGATGTTCGTGCTCAAGTTCATCGCGACGACCGCTGCCTCGATGGCGGCCTCGAAGCTGCTCGCACCGAAGGCTCCGAGCTACTCCGACCCGTCGCTCACCGACCGCTCGCAGATGATTCGCTCGCCGATCGCGGCGCGGCAGATCGTTTACGGCCAGACCAAGACCTCCGGCGTCATCGTCTACATCTCGACGACGGGAACAAAGAACGAGTACCTGCACCTCGTCGTCGCGATGGCCGGTCACGAGGTCGAGGAGATCGGCGACGTCTACTTCAACGATGAGCTCGCGCTGACGGGCGCTGGCAGCGCCGCCCAGGGCCGCTTCACGGGCTACGCTGAGATTTACAAGAAGCTTGGCAGCGATACGCAGACGGTTGAAACCAACCTTGAGACGGCGACTTCCGGCCTGACCGATGGCAAGTGGACGAGCAATCATCGCCTGCGAGGCATCGCGTACATCTACGTTCGCCTCGTCTGGAATCAGGAAGTGTGGACCGGCGGCATCCCGAACATTGCCGCGGTGGTCAAGGGCAAGAAGGTCTACGATCCGCGGACGACGACGACGGCTTACTCGGCGAACCCTGCGCTCTGCCTTCGGGACTACTTGAGCAGTTCGCTCGGGATGGCGATGGACTCGGCCGAGATCGACGATACGGCAATCAACGCCGCGGCGAACATCTGCGACGAGCAAGTCGAGATCAAGCCGGTCACCTCGCCGGCCACCTACGAGAACCGATACGAGGCGAACGGCGTCCTTTACACCAGCGCCTCGCCCGACGAGAACATCGGCAAGCTTATTACCGCGATGGGCGGGCTCATCGCCTACTCGGGAGGCAAGGTCGTGGTCTATGCGGCCGGCTACCGGATCCCGACCGTCACGCTGACCGAGAAGCACTTCGCCGGCCAGATGACGGTGCAGACCAAGACCTCCGCCCGCGACCGAGTAAACGGAGTTAAGGGCGTCTACGTCTCGCCTGAGAACGACTGGCAACCGTCCGACTTCCCGCAGATCACGTCGACGACCTACGTGACCAAGGACGCCGGCATCCGTTACTGGCGCGACGTGGCGCTGCCGTTCACGACCTCGCCCGCCTGCGCCCAGCGGCTGGCCGTGATCGAGCTGCGCCGCGCTCGCGAGGAGATCACGATGACCGCGCGCTTCCGCCTCGAGGCGATGCAAGTGCGGGCCGGCGATACGGTGATGATTACCAACTCGAAGATGGGCTGGACCCAGAAGGTCTTCGAGGTGATGGAGTGGAACTTCGCGAGCGATGGCAGTCCGCCGCAGCTGGCTATCGAGATGACGCTGCGCGAGACCGCGTCGACCGTTTACGACTGGACGGTCAACGACGAGATCTACGTCGACGACGCGCCGAACACGACGCTGCCCGATCCGTTCACCCTCTCCGCGCCGACGAACCTCACGCTGACCGCGGACGGCACGACGCAGCAGATCCAGGCGGACGGCACCGCGCTGCCGCGCATCCTCGTCTCGTGGTCCGCGCCCGCAAACGAGTTCATCCAGGCCGGCGGCAACGTCGGCATCGAATACAAGGAGAGCACCTCGACGACCTATCTTACGTGGAACACCGTTCCCGGCGATCAGACGAGGGATTACATCTCAAGCGACGTTAAGATCGGTACAACCTACAACGTCCGCATCTTCGGAGAGAGCTTCTTTAAGGTCTCGACGTCCTACGTCAGCGCGACGGTCAACGTGCAGAAGGATACGGTCGCGCCCAGCATCCCGACGAACCTAGTCGCAACCATCGGCACGGGCTCCGCGGTGGGCCTCGACTGGGACGATTCGACTGCGCCCGACTTCTCCGAGTACGGCATTTATCGCAACACGACCGGCGTGACTCCGGCCAACGCGAACACGAACAAGATCGCCGAGGTCGACGCATCGCGATTTGTCGACGTGGACGTCGCGGTAGGCACGACGTATTATTACTGGGTCAACGCCTACGACGCGCTCGAGAACGTCTCCGGCTTCGCGACCCGCGTGCAAGCGACGCCAGTCGCGATCACCGCCGGAGCCGTCTCCAGCGTCGCGCCGTCGACTCCGAACGCTCCGACCTACGCGAGCGAGACAACCTACCTCGCGACAGACGGCACGGCTCTGGCCCGCATCACAGTCACGGCGCCGGCGATGCCGACCGGCGGGGCGCTGCTTCAGATCCTCTACCGGCGCAGCGGAGCGAGCGAATACGTGGTTGCGAACGTGCTCTCGTCTGGTTCGATTGCGGCGTCTATTGATGACCTTGCTCCTGGCGTCGCGTATGAGTTCGCGGCCCGAGCGATCTCATTCTCGAACACGCCCAGCGCGATCTCGGCTACGCTCTCCCGCACGGCGCCCAATTACTCGGGCACGGTGACGACGCCGAG